GTGAAATATCTTCTAATCCTGCGGCTCTTAATTTCACAATATTGTTTATTTGAAATTGTTTCGCTTCTAATGCTTTAATTATACCAATGTATCTATTGCGTACTAAACTAAAATCGTTAATGAGATATTGCATATCAACAACTTCTTGTTCTCCATCAACGAACTTTTCTGCATCTCTGCTACTTAAAGCTCTATTGTAATTTTCTAAATACTTACGAAAAATTTTACTACGCATCTTTCTCATTTCAGTATTAAGATGTTCTAATATTGCTTCTACTTCTTGTAATTGGTTGAAACGATGTTCAACAATACCTGGCATATCTCGACTATGTTTTTCAACAACGCCTTTCATAGAAGTTTCTAATCTTGCTTGATCGAGCTCACGTTCAAAGTGAGAGATGGCCGAAACTATCTCTCCTAAATTACGTGATACTTTGTTATACCAGATACTCATTAATAGACGTCATCTTCATCATCTTCATTATATTCTCCAAACATGTCAATGTCTTCATTTTGCTGTTCTAAAAATTCACAAACTGCTACTTCTAGTACTTCACAATGATCTGAAATTTCTGGTGCATTTGCACTAATATCTACACCAAAATCAGCTAAGTGACGTATGACTTCTTCAGCCATTACTGTTTTATCTTTTTCTGGTAATAGAGATACTGCGCTATCATACATTGCAAAAGTAAATTCTAAATCTGCGTCATTAACTAACATTTACTTCTGCCTCTTCATCTATAAGATCTTCTTCAATTGCATCTACTACTTCGTTATCCCACTCTTGCATAACTAAATCTAAGTAGTTGCTATCATTACGTTCCCATGCTTTACGGAATTGTAAAACAACTTCTCCAGTAGTTGTACTAGTATATTCTAGTCGGTTTCCTACTTTTTTAAGTACTGCTTTTGCTTCAAAGAAATCTACTAAACCACTATAAGGACTCATACCTGTTTCATATGGAATTTCAACTTGTACACTTTCAAATGGTTTTGCATAACGTGTTTTCATTACCTTACACGCTGCACGAATGCCATGTACTTGTGATGTTTTGTTACCATCTGCATCAACTTTAAGTTTAAGTTTACGCATTGCAATAACAATACTTGATGCATAGATAAAGCCTTGTCCACCTGAGATCTTGTCATCTGGATCAAACATATCTTGTGATGCATATGTATGGTTTGTACACAACATGCCAACATTAAATTCACCAAACATATTAACAGTATTACGAACAAGTGCAGTTAGTGCTTTGGGCTTACGTCCTAAGTCACCTTTCATATCACCCTTTTGAAACTGATCAACATCTGTGGGTGTTAGCATCATGCCTAACGAGTCAATTACAAACAATACTTTAGGACGGTCGTCCTTTTCTTTATCTGCATACTCTGCTTTGTAATCTTTCATGAAGTCACTAACTGTTTTAGCAACATCGTCGATCATACTCATGTTTAGTTTTAAAAGTTTTTCATCACTAGTATCAACGTCCAATGCATGTAACCACTTTTCATCTAGTGCATTTTCAGTATCAATAAGAACTACAAAAATACCTTGATCTTGTGCTGCTTTTACAATATTACCTGCTGCAATATAACTTTTACCTGCGCCAGATTCACCAGCCAATACTGTTACCTTGCCAAGTGGAATACCTTTGTTAAAGTCGCCACTAATAAGTTTGTTTAATGTATAATTACCTGTACTGATCCATGTATCTGGATCATTAAACCCGACAGATAGTCCGGGCACCGCTTTAGTAATACTTTTACGGAATTTACTTACGTCAAAAGGCTTTGCCATTTATATCTCCAATAGAATTGATAATGGAGACGACTCAGGCCGTCTCCTTATATTTTTATTATTGTTTACGTTGACGAATCATTGCCAAAATATCTTGTGCATTTGGTTGTTCGTCGCCACTTGCCGCAGATGCTGCCGCCGGTGCAGGTTCTACATTAGTTGCTTCAGCTTTTGGTTCTTGCCAACCTGTATCAGTTGTTGTTTCTGCTACTGGTGCAGGTGCTGGAGCAGGTGCCGCCGCTGGTGCTGGCGCTGGTGCAGCTACTGGAGCAGGTGCTACATTACCTGTATTTGCAGGTGCATCCATTCCATACGGACGATAATATGTAGCAAAACGCTCTGGATCATAAAGTTGGCCATCCACACTTGCTTCAAACATCTCAAAAATTGCATTTAATGTTTCTGCATCAGGACGCTTTGGAAGGAAATCATTTAGATTAAATAATCCATTTGCCGCAATTGCATCACGCTCTGTTTGATCTAATGATCGTTCTCTACGAGCCCAGTTACTGGTACCATAATCTGCATACTGTCCTTTACTACCTTTAGTAATTTTAAAGTCAGTACCCATTTCATAGTCTGTAGGAATCTCCTGAAAGTCAGGATCCATTAACGCACTACTAATGATTTTATAAATTTGCGGTGAGATTACAAAACGTCGAATTGGGTTTTCTGGAACGTTATCTTCGACCATATCGCTTTGTGTTACAAAGCCTTGGAATACATAACTACGTTTTTTCCAAAACTTACGTGCCATATCTTCCATTGAATTAACTTTAAAACAAGGACGAATTTCTGCATGCACTGGGCATGTTTCATTCCACATTTCTACGCAAGGTACCTGAATAGTTACAGGTTTGTTTTCGTCATGACCTTTTACACCTGGAAATGTAAAACGCATCATTTGACGTTCTTTCCAAAAGAAAGTGTTTTCTTGATCTGCATCTGGGAGGAATCTAAGTGTTGCACTTGATCCGGAATCAATGTTCCAGTGTGCAAAGATTGCGTTATCGCCGCCGCCTGTAGATTTACTACTTGTTGATTGTTCTTGTTGTGCTAGTTTCGCACGGATTTCTGCTAAAGTTGCCATATTGTTTTCTCCTATATTAGCCTATATTAGTATTGTATGTTGC